AGACGAGGCCGTCTGCACCGGCAACGCTATCAAGTATCTATGGCGCTGGAAGCGGAAAAACGGCTACGAAGATTTGCAAAAGGCAGTCTGGTATATCCAGCGGATGATCGGATCACCCAGTCCATAATGTTCCTCACCAACGCCGACCTGCTAGAACTGGCTGCGCCGCTTAAGCGACCGCATGCAATTCGTCGCTGGCTGGACAAGATCGGCATTCCATACATCACCGGACCAACCGGCTGGCCGCGCGTTCCCATCGCTGCAGTTGCACCCCAGGCCATACCAGCGCAGAATCACCAGCCCCGCTTAAGACTATGACCGCCAAAGCCGTGCGCCCGCGCAAAAAAGATCGCCACCTTCCGCCCTGCGTTTACATCAAGCACAGCGCTTACTGGCTGGTCAAGGCGGGCAAGTGGACGCGGCTCGGCGCAGACCTGCCGACAGCGCTGCGCGAATACGCCAGGCTGGCGTCCACCACGCAGAACGGCATGGACGGCTTGCTCAATCGCTGGCTCGAATCGATCACCGGCACCGTCGCCGACAACACGCTCTCCGCTTATACCCAGGCCGCCAAACGCGTCAAAGCCGTGTTCGCTGAATACGAGCCGGCGCAGATCAAACCGCGCGACGTGGCCGAATGGATGGCACACGAATCGAAAAGCCCATCACGCGCGAATTTGATGCGAACCGTCCTCAAGCTGGCGCTGGATAAGGCCGTCTTGATGGGCATCATCGACAGTAACCCGGTGTTGTACGTCAAGAAAGCCGTCGAGCCCGAGCGCACCCGCTACATCACCGACGCCGAATATCAGGCCATCCACGCCCAGGCCAGCCCCGAACTGAAGGCCATCATGGGACTGTGCTACTACACCGCGCAGCGGATCAGCGACGTCCTGGCCATCAAGCTGGCCGACCTGAAAGACGACGGCATCGCCGTGCGACAGCAGAAAACAAAATCGCGGGTGACCATTGAATGGTCGCCAGAATTACGCGCTATCGTTGCCGATTGCAAGGGCATGGGTGGAAACGTGCGCGGCATGCACCTACTCTGCTACAACGGCGCACCCTGGCAATACAAAACGATCTGGAAGCAATGGGATAAGGCGCGCAAAGCCGCCGGCGTAGAAGATGCCCACATCCATGACCTACGCGCCAAGAGTTTGACCGATGCCACCAAACAAGGATTGAACGCCATGGCGCTCGCCGGCCACGCGAATCAGGCCATGACCGATCATTACGTCAAGCAGCGCGTGATTCCCTTGGTGCAAGGGCCGCGATTCGGGACGGGGTTCTGACATGGGCCGCATTAGAACAAACGAAAACGCCGACCTTCCAGAACACACCTACTTTAAGCACGGAAGTTACTGGTTCGTGCACAAAGGCAAATGGTCAAGACTTGATGCCGATAAAGATATCGCCATAAGGAAAGCAAAACGGCTGAACGACCTTTACGACATGAAAATCGAGGAAGGGCCTTATCTTTTAAACGCTCTTAGAAAATCGTTTATTGGCCGAAAAGGCAACGCAATTAAAAAGAGCATCAAATTTAGCGTCACATTCGACGATGTTGTCGAGATTGCAGAACGCCAGCACTGGAAATGCGCCGTCACGGGGGTCCCGCTTGAAATGACTCCTCACACCTGCGGGAACAAGAGGCCATTTGCGCCGAGCATCGACAGAATCAAACCCGCTGACGGATACACAATTGGCAACATCAGGGTCGTTGCGATGGCGGTAAATTTCGCCATGAACGAGTGGGGCGACTCGATCATCCAGCTGCTTGCGGAAGGTTGGTTGCGCAAAAAATTTAAGGATAGTATTGGACAACCATTAGATTATTGGTAATTATCCAATTAAATCAATAGCTTAATATAGCGGAATATAAGCATGAATTCCGTCGAAATTCCTGCGCAAAGTGCTGAGTGTAAAGGCAAACCGCAGCGCTGCTATTAGACTGCTGGCCTATTTTATCGACTTGAAAAGCCGCGTGGTTGCGTGATGTCGGTTTGAGTATTAGACAGCAGAATAGACCATCATCATTCGCTTTCAACCGGCAAATGATTCATTCTGGCCCATTCTTGCCACTCGATCACCTGGACGGTGGTGGCGGCACACTGGTCGATGGCGAGGGTAAGGGTGCCACCAACCACACGGTCGGCGGCGGGATCATCAGGATTTTCGGCACGGTCGGCAGGGTGGTCACCGTCGGGCATGGCGGATTGTGATGGCAGGCGGCCAACGAAAGCCCAATTACTGCGAGCGTTGCTGACCGCATCGGCCAGGCGTTTCTTATGGTTGGCATTGATCACCTCGACGGTCTTGTGGCTGCGGGCTTCGATTTCCTGCGCTTTGGCTTCGGCTTGGGCGGCGCGTTCCTGCCAGATTGCGGCTTCGGCGATCCTGGCGTTGTGTTCGTTGGCGTAGCGGTTCCAGGTTGCCGTCAGCGCCGCGATGAGGGCGATAATCAGGAGCTTTGACCAGTTGGCGGCGATAAAGGTAGCCCACATCATTCGGCCCTTGAGTCAATGTAAGCGCGGAAGGCGTGGCCTTGCAGCAGCGAAATGGGCGCCAGGACGGCGGCGATGATCATGGCGACGTCGGCGCCTGGGCGGGCGCTGTCGATGGCGTAGGCGGCGGCCCAGGTGAAGGACTTCCATGTCATCCAGAGGGTCGTCCCGAGCACGCCGCGACGGATGATGCTGCGCTTGTCGATCAGGTCGAATACGTAGTCGAGTGGGTTGATCATAGGAAAAACACCGCGACGGCGACAACGATCAGGACGGACCAAATGGCAGCGGCCAATGTAAATACGTTCATTTCATGCCATCCCATTCGAAGCTGTAGTGATTGCCATCTTGAAAGCGTCCGCCCCACCGCGCCAGCGGGTGTTGCTTTTCCCACCATAGGCCGAGGATGCGGTGGGCTTCGGTGCCTTCGAGGTAATGGCCGTCGCGGAACAAGTTGATGTCGATGGCCAGGCGTTGCTTGTGGGCGCTTTTGGCGTGACCATAGCCGAGCTTGGTGCCGATGCTGCCATGCACGCGCGGGTCGCGGTAGGCGTCGCCGAGGGTGACGTCGAGGCCCAGACTGGTCGCCATGTAGATCAAGCGCGCAACCTGGAGCGCGAAAATCGACTGCGTTTCTCTGAGTTGTGTCATTCGGTAATCTCGGTCAAGGTTGATCCATCGCGCAGCATGTAATTAACCAAGCCGGACGGTGTGGCTTTGAAGCGCATCACGCTCAACACGTAATTCACATACTCGGCGCACTGCCATTGATCGTTGGCGATGTCGGTTGATGCGAATTGGCCTTTGATGGCTTCGAGCTCGGAATACTTGCCCTTGCCGACCAGCGCCAGGGCACGGCGGACTTGCGCGTCGGACATGCCGCCGGCACCGCGCAGGTGGTAGCACGGCAGCAGGTTACTGAGCGGGACAATGCGAACCACCGGATTGACGGATTCGAGGACAAAGACGCGGCCGGCGATGTTCCATGCGATGGCGACGTGGGAATATTCACTCATCTGAAAAAGGCGAACTAAGTTGACCTTGAAGCTGTGCCAGGACTCGAACCACCCTTCGCGGTGCGACCAGGCGAGGACATCACCAGATCGAATGTGCAGGCGGAAGTCATCGTATTTCATATGTGGTCACCGTCTGGATCGTATGGATCGAGCAGCGGTTCGGCCCATTCGGCGACGCTGCGGCGCCAGCCTAGCGGGCCGGCGTGATGGCGCTCGAAGCGTTCGGACATGGTCAGCTCGCGCGGGAATTCCAGCATCAGGGCCGACAGGAATGTCCAGTTGAGCAGCATGTCGAGGACCAGGCCGAAGGCGAGCAGCGGCGTGCCGAGCGCGTGGGCGGTTTTGCTTAAGGTGCCGTTGCGCTTGGCGCGGGCCAGGTTCATTACGGCCAAATAGACGACCCACATCACATAGAGCGCCGCGAACGTACCCCCGAGGACGTAGGCGACGAGAATCAAATAGTCGGCCATAGCGTGCTCCAGTCATAGGTGACGATATCCCGCACATCCGTCATCGCTTCGACGGCATCGCAATGCTTGCCGCGTATGCCGTCGATGGTGGCTTCGGCCGTTAAAAACGGCGTGGCTTGCGCGTTGATTTTGGCGATAAGAGCGTCCATGGTGATGCCGCGCACGCTGCAGATCGTGGCGAGCGTTGGCGCGTCGGCGGGGTTGCCGGATACCGTGTAGGCGCGCGCCTCGCCCAGCTTGACGGCCCAGCTTGCCATTTCGCCCGATGACCGGCCAGCGATCACCTTATTTCTCAGGCCGGCAGCGTAGGAATTGATTTCCTCACACCGCTTCGCCTTGCTGGTGGCGAGGTCGTCTAGTCCGATGCTGGATGGCGGCAACGGTACGCCGCCAGCGGTCAGCCATTCTTGGTAGCTGATCCATTCCGCTGTCGAGCGATCCGGCTTGATGATGGAGCGAGTCTGGTGATCAAAGACACCGCCCTCTTGCAGTATTTGGTAGCGGGCGGTCATTAGGCGGTCTTCCTGTATTTGTAATAAAGGTATCCGTTACTGCTAGTTGTTCCAATTGCGGTAATGGTGAATGATGTCTTGAATGGCACCGCCCCTAGCGCCATCGACCCAACCGAACTTAACGCCGATCCCGTCCAATACCACGCACGGTTCGCTGCCCCGACTGGACAGACGATAATTTCCACCGTGGCGTTGCCCAAAAAACTGCCAGACGCAAACACCGTCACACCATCTATAACTAGAGTCAGTGACTCATTTGATCCGGCAGAAATATTACCGAGGGCGCAGAATTCCAGCACGCCTTGACCCGTATATGTAACGGTGGTGGTGGCGTTGTTGATATCCGTCGTAATAATTCCGCAACCATATAAATGCCCGATAGCTTGACTTCCGGTAGTAGCATCAGCAGGGATGAACCCGCTCGCAATCGGCGTATCGAGAAGCGGGGTATTCTCCTTCGCCGCCAGCGCCAGATTCGCCGCCGTGCCTAGCGTATTAACGTTGACGCTGAGATTATCCAGATTCGCCATGCGCGTGCCAGTAGTCAGCGACGTGTGCAGCGTGTCTAGCTTTGCTGCCCATGTGCTGCTCAATCGATCCGTCAGAGTTTTAAGTTTGCCGGGTATTCCGGCCAAGAATCCAAGCATGATTTAGCTCCAAGTCCAAGAAGTTACGTTGCCGTTGGTGTCGTAGGTATAGGTGATCGTGCCGATGGTGTCGTAAGCGCCAGCGCCGCCAGATACCGCCGAGTAGGAATAGACGATGGTGGATGGATTACCCGTCGCGCCGCCAGATACTCCCCATGTGATCACCTCCTTGATGTATTCCGAGGTTCCACGGTTATGCAGGATTTGCGTGGGTTGCTCGGCTGTTCCGCCAGATGCTGTGGCGTTGAATCCGGTCATGGTGCCGGCCACCACCATGTCGCGGATCGCCTGCAGATTCGCTCGCGTACTAGACGCAAACGATGTGCCGTTCTGTGTGGCCGCGTTGGGTAACGACGGATCAAATGCTGTATATGTCACTGGTTAAACTCCTTGCCATTCGTAAATGAATGCAGACGCGATCTTTGTGCCTCCATCGTTAAACACATGGACATCGAACGTGGTGGTCGATGCGCCGAAAACGATGTTGTCGTAAGTGGCGCTTCGTGCTGTGGTGCCTGATGGGGTGATAGTCAATTTCTTGACCGCGACATATTTATTGGTCAGCGTGATCGTGACCGGGCCGGTACTGCTTGATGTCCCGCTGCCAGCCTCCGTGCGCGGCACGGCATCGATGCGGATATTCTGCGTTGGCACCGTGACCATCAGCGTCGATGTGGTCAGCGATTCGTGCTTTAGCCGGGCGCCCCGCGCATTGACCTTTTGCGACAGGCCGGCAAGGTAGGTCGGCCACGTCGACATATCGGTCGAAAATCCCATGTAACTGGTCAAGGTGCCGCTCAATGCCGACACCGTGGCAGTGCCCGTCCATTGCCCACCAAGCAGCAAACCAAAGTCCTCGCCCTCGCCTAGCCATGTGGATGTCACGCTGGCATGATAGGTGGCGAGCGCGTTGGTGTAGGTCGAGAGATTGCTGCTGTACTTTGTCCCGAATGTCGCGTTATCTTCGGTGACGTAGTAGCGATTGGTATCGGTACGGGCGAGGGTGTAATCGGCCATCCCGATGCCGCCTGAGGTGATGGCTGTTGCTCCAGTTTCGGTGTACATCGGTGGCGATAAACCATCGAATACGCAAGCGCCCCATGCGATGATTGATCCGGTAGCAGCGGCTGAACTAGCCCATCCCGCACCGGCCCCAACAGCCGGATAGATATATGCGGTGGCAGCGGCAAGGGTGGCGTGATGCGCGGAAACCCATGCTATCCAATATCCGCCGCCATAATCTAATACGCCTGACGAATCAAGCACTGCCCCGCCGACAGCGTATGCGTTTTTTTCTCCTGTTGCGGTGTCTAGTGTTATGTCGATATACGCCGTACCACCAGTGAATAGCATCCGCAAAATAGGGAATCGAGTGGCGCGGCCTGTCGAGTCTTTTTTAACGCATACCGCGAACCCCGTTGGTGTATTGGCAACCGCCCCGGAAATTGCTGTATTGCATTGCTGATACGCTACCGCGCTGGAATCGGTGATCGTGTCCGCCGTCATCGTGCCATCTGGCGCTAACGCGCTGTCGCTGGTGATGGTGGCTGTTGAAGTCCACGACGCGAACGCACTGGAATACGGGATGCGGTTTTGCCATACCGGCGCGGTCTGGTCGTAGCTATTAACGAGGAAGGCCGAGGCGTCGGATGTGACGACGACATCCACATAGCGCGGCGTGCCGGATTCTTGCTGCACCGAATCGACCACATCGACCCAAAAGCGCCATGTGCCAACTGGCGTGGTTTTGTCCTGATAGCGCAGGGCATCGACCAGATCGATCTGTGTGGCTTGCGCGTAGGTCTGCGCTGTCGTTCCGCGCTTGATGCGATAGCGCCAAATGTCGATGTCGATGGCTTGGCCCCACGACAGATAGACCGTGCCACCCGCCTCAAATGCGGTCAGGCTATTGACGGGGATCGGATTCGGTAGCAGGTACTTGCCGAGGGGCGTGACATTGGCTTGCGCGACGGTGCCGGTAGCGCCAATGCTGCTGACGACAGCGACTTTGCAAACGTATTCGACGCCTTCCTGCACGGCGGCGCTGGCGTAGGTGGTGGCGGTCTGCCGGCGCATGTCGATGGCCTGGCCGGCTTGCTCGATGGTGACGGCGTAGTCGTGCAGGTACGGCCAGGACGGGGCATCCCAGGTCATGCGGATGCGCGACGAGTACGTGCCGTTTTCTAACTGGAAGACTTCTTCGGTGGCGACCAGTCCAGTCAGGGCGGGCGGCGCGGCGGGATTGGGCAGGTTGGTGTCAGGGTAAGTCGGATCACTGACGACGCTGTCGGAATAGACCGCCTCGTCATACTCGACCAGCGACAGGCGATAGCGGCCGTAATCGCCGGCGATGCCCATGACGCGCATTTTCTTGGCGTCGAGACCGATGGGGTGCGTGACTTCGATCACGTCGCCAAGTTGCAAGGCCGCGCCTTCGTCGAACACTTCCAGATCAAACGACAGATCGGCGAGCCACAGCTTGTTGAGCCGCTCGGTGGCTTCGCGTTGGGCTTGCGATGCCGACTGAATGCCGGGGAGCGCCACTTGCGAATCGCGGCGAGTAACGGTGCTGCCGAGGCCGGGTGCGGTGGCCCAGACGCTGCTGTCGCGCCAGGGGAAAACGCTGGTGTCGGTGTAGCGGATTTCGAGCGCGGTCGGCGCCTGGGCGATGCCGCGTTTGCGCAGGTTGCCGATTTTGGCGATCTGGCCGCTGGCGTGAATGAATGCCCGGTCGGTGGCCCTTGGTCGGTCAGGAATCAAGGTGGCGGTTGTGCCGTCCATCGCTACCCAGCACGCGGCATAGGTGCGCAGGGTGTCGACCCATTGCTGCACGCCTTGCACGCTGTCAATCACCAGGCCGAGGCGGCGACGGGCGACGCCGGCGACGGTTTCGGCGCAGGCATCGCGGGCGGCGGCGAGGCTGGTGTCGTCGACTCC